AAGCCTTCGGCTTGCTTGTCCACCTCATGCCGGGAAAAGAAGCTGAACATGCGCTTCACGGTGTCTTCGGAGAGATTCTTGCCGTTCACGATGTCTCGCGCCCGCGCAACACCCACCTCAGTGCCACCTCGGCCATATTCTTTTCGCCAATCAAGCCCGCGCTGGGCCTCTTCGCGCATCCCGGCTGTCGGCTTGTAGGACTCAGACATCGCCACCTCCATCTATCTCGGCTTGGACCGGCAGCTTGTTGCCAAACGGCTCATACGCCATCGAGAGGTTGTATCGCTCAGAAGTCTCCTTGTCCCGCTGAATCTGGCTGAACGTCTCTTCAGCATCTCGACCATAGTTGGCAGCGATGTCCGTGTGGCTCAAGATGCCGTTCTGTAGGCCCATGATTGCAGCGTTCATTTCCTTCTGCGGATCGACCCACTGGAAGCCACGAGCGCGGAATGTGTAATCCTCAGTAAACTTCTCAAACTTGCCGGGGCCGTTGATCGGGATCAGCGCCATGTCCATGACATGCTCCAACCACACCCGATAAAGAGGGTCCATGAAGTGGTCGATCATAAAGGCGTGCAGAGTGCGATAGAAGTCGCGCTCTTCCAACGCCCCCTGCCGAATCGAGGAATAGCTTGTATTCTCTAAGTCATTGGCAAGCGATGTATAGCTAACCCCAAGGCCACCCGCGATGCCGCGCAAGATCGCCTTCTCGAAGTCGGCAAAGGCGCTGGTTGGGTGATTGGGATCAAACGCCTGAAACTCCACACCGGCTGGAAGCTGATGAAAGGTTCCGGCCTCTGCATCGTAGATCGGCGTGTAATCATCCTCCATGTCATCAGCGGTAAAGCCATCACCGCTTGGAGACGTGAAGAAGCCCATTTTGGACGCAGCGGTGCGAGCAGCAACCAACTCTGCCTCTCGATAGCCGTGGAGCATCTTGAGCGCCATGATGGCCGCTGTCGGCCACGGTGTGCCTCGCGTCTGACCTGCGCGGGTGGGCTTGTAGATGTGGATCATCTGATTGGCAGGCAGGCGAATCCGCTTCTGGCCCTTTGCTAGGGTTGTATAGTCGTAATCACCGGGGTGCGATGTCAGAATATGGTAAGCCACCGGACGGCGGTACTCATCCAACTCCACACCCATGCGAACCTGGTTCCCATTTCGGTAACGCTCGTTCATCTCGTCATCAATCCGGTCAGGCTCGATGATCTGAAGCGCCATGCGGTGCCGGAAAGATGCCCCCTTAACGATCCGCAAGAACACCTCACCATCGCGGGCCATGCCGGTGATGATGTGGTTCTGTAGGTCCAACATGCTCATCTGGCCGTCCACGGTAGGACCACCCAAACGGCTAAACTCAGACCAAGCGGTCTCAATGATGCGGTTTCCACCCCGATCTATCGTGCCGTCGGGATTGCGGGCTTTAACCTGAAGGCGGATTCCGCGCTCACCAACCACATTGGTGCGCAGAAGGTGCAAATACCGCTGGAAATACTCGTTGTTGCGCTCAAGATCGCGTGATCGGTTGCGAAGATCGGGGAGCGCCCACCGGATTTCACTGTCTGCGCTGCGATCCCCAGGTCTAAAATCAGCGAAAAGCCGCCCTTTTCCGGCGGCTGCGTACATACGCTTCTTTTGCGGCTTCGGCGTCCGCTTAAACAGGTCCAAAACTCCCATTAGCTGAACCTCACCTTCACCGTTGATCCGCTCGATTTGCCTCGCTTGATACGCTCCTTCACAATCTCTTGCTGCAACTCGCGCCGATAATTGTCACGGGCAGTCATCAATTCATCAAAGGTCATCTTGCTCAGAGAACGGCCAGCGATGCTATAGCTACTCACATCCGAGTCCGCCTTACCCTCCAAGATAGACTGAATCTTGGCAACCATGATCTCGGCGTGCGTGCGAGGGTCAGAATTGTTGACATCCAAGTCCACAATCGCCGTGAAAGCGCCGCGATCCACAACGATCCGGTTGCCGGTTGCCGTCTCTGTGACCTCAAGCTGCCAATGGTAGTACCCCGCCGTGAAATCTGCCGAATCCGCGCTGCTTACCGTGAACAGGTAGGTTCCGCCGGCCTCAGTTGCGGGCATTATAATTTCGCTTGACCCACCAGCCGTAATCCGCGCAACATACTCAGCAGAGAAGCTGGCGGGCGGATAGTCACCAGCGATGTCGCTGCGCTTCCATTGGATGAAATCGCCGACAACAACCTCAAGCGGCTCGCCTTCGGGCGCGTTGTCTGGGTCGAAGAGATTTGCCATCACTTGTATCCGTGGACGAAGCTATTGCGCTTTGGCATCACTCGCCGCTTTTTAGGTGGGCCACTTTTATCATCCGATTGTAGCCTATTTTGGGCCTGCTTGTAAACGCTCTCCAGATTTACGTTAAGTATGGCGAGCGCCGCTGTCGCATAGACCCTACAGTCCAACGCTTCGTTGCGCGTTCTGATCTTGACCCACTCTTGCTTCGGCCTGCCCTTGAAGTATTTGGTGATCTTCTTTTCTGCCGTCAGCATTCGGAAATACTCTTCATCCCGATCCAATGGGAAATGGCAGTACCCCTCACCCGGCTCTCGCATCTTCAGGCGAGCATAAACCAACTCTTTCGTGGTATCAGTGCCGACCGGGAATAGGTTGATTTTGCCGATATTGTTCTTTGTAGGCCTGCCGATCACTGGCTTGCCGTCACCGCCCACACCCTTGATCGCAAACACCCGCTTACCCGTTCTGGTCTTGGCATAGTTGTAGACCTGCTGCGTATAATGGCCCCCAGAGTCAATGCAGGTCGATCTCAGCGCCATCTCGCCTTGCGTCGGGTGTTGGTATGATCGCAGAAGTTCCTCGTCCAAGCGCATCCACAATTCCGCCGTGGACGGGTCGCCATAGATCGTCCGATACTCAACAGACCAACTTTCCTCCCCTCGTCCCCAAGCGACGACCTCATATTCAAGACGGTCATCCTGAACGTCCACACCTGCCGTCAGGACAAGAGCCTCTTCAGGCAGCTCACCGCCCCAGTCCTCACGGCGGTCCAGAAGGTCATGTTCGTCAATCTGCTCCCCCTGCTCCTCCCACGTTTCGCCGAGAAAGGTGTTCACCCAGGTTTTCAGCCGCATCGGATCGCGCTTTGCCGCCAAGAAGTCTCGCACCGTGTCTTCCATCGGCGTCCACGGCGAATACAGGCCGCTCAGATGGAAACCCGCAGTCTTCCCATCCCCCTGAGCCGTAGCCCTCCACTCTCCGTACCTGATCGCCTGAAATCGCTTGGCATCTGTCCAGCAGCTTCCACATTCTTCGCAGATGTAATGCGCCGTGTGAGGCTGGCCCTCGGTCCACTGCACATTCGCCCATTTTAAGACCTGATGCTCGCCGCAGTCAGGGCATGGAACATAGTATTTGCGCTGATCGCTTTCTTCATACGCCTGCTCAATACGGCTCGCCCCCTTTTCCGTCGGGGTACTCACCAAGATGATCTTGCGATTCCAAAAGGTCGCGGATCGGCGTTTCGCCAAGCCAACAGGGTCGCCCTCCGTCCCCGCCGAGATCGGGTATCTGTCCACCTCGTCGCAGAGGATGATGCGGCATGGCCGAGATGCCAAAGACGCCGGGCTATTCGCGCCACACGCCGTCACATGACCGCCAGCAAACACCTTGTGCAGCGTTGTGTTGCCGCTGTCCCTGCTGCGAGGGTCTTTGATCTTCCCAGAAAGCACAGGCGTGTCACGGATTGCAGGAGCAAGGCGGTCCTTCGACCAAGTTTGCGCCATCTCCAGCGTCGGCTGGACAACAAGCATCGGAGCCGGGTCTTGGTGTATGTGGAAGCCCACAACATTGTTGATAAGTTCCGTCTTGCCGACCTGTGCGGCTGTCATCAGAACCACGTTCTCAATGTTTGGATCAGAAACGGCGTTCATCATTCCGCGCTGATATTCCGCACGGCTTGTTGACCACCGCCCAGCCTCCGCGCTGCTCTCGCTGGACAGTTGCCGGTAAGTGTCAGCCCATTCGCTGACCTTCAGCTTAGGTGGAGGCTTGAGCGATCTAACAACAGCCTGCAAAAGCCGCGCTTCCAGCTTATTCTTCTGCGTCTCTTTCGTCGATTCCGACCAGATCATTCAAAGCCTCGATGATTGATTGCTCAATAATAGCCTGCACTTCCTTAACAGTAGCACATGCGTGCGCTTCTGGCGCGACCTTGGTTGGTATGCCCAGCAGCTTGGTCCGAACCTTGGTAAATTGCTTCTCAATGGTGGTGGCGACTTCCTCAATGTAGACAAGTTCGCCGCGAGCGGTCGCGTTCTCCATCTCTTTAGCGTCAGCCTGCTCTTTTGCCAGCCTTGCACGCTCTTCGGCCAAGTCCAGATCGCCAGCCGCTGCTCGGCCAGCGGCCTGCTCACGCAATTTGGAAATGTATTGCTCGCGGCACTTATCCAAGTCATACTGGCCACGCGGCTGCTTGTCGATTTGGCCCATTGCGACCATATCAGACACCATTTTATGGCTGATCCCAAGGTGTTTTGCGACTTCGTGTTGCGTTGCCATAATTGCCTCCTGCCAAAGCAGGATACGCCTGAGAGGCCGCAAAGTCTAATATGAAAGCCCTTATACATATTCTGTCGCTGGAATACGTTTGTGGCGCGAACTACCCGCAACACGTTCCTTTTGCCAGGACCCACGACCGGGTGCCTATATGGCAAGCCCGCAGAATAGGCCACCAGAGCGCCAGAATCGCGCCATGAGCGGCCTAGTCTGATTCCAATAGGGGTAGGGTGCCGGGCGGGAATCGCGCGTCTCTGCGGCGCTTATACGCGCTTGCGATTCGCATTGGATTCGGGCGTGCCGGGCGTGCCGGGCAAACGCAAAAACGCCCGGGCAATGCGTGCCGGGCGTATAGGTGGCGCAAAGAAAAACGCCCGGGCGTGCCGGGCGTTCCTGTTATCCAATTATTGGCATGAGCATGAGCATAATCAACAATGCCAGCGCGTTAATCTGTTTTTCACTCACGGTTGCATCAGTGCCGATAGCGTAGGGGCAAGGTGAAACGCTGCATGAAACGACACGGCAAAAACAGCGAACCCGATACAGTCACGGATCATTCCGCAGCAACCGCGATAGGCGCAACCAATTCTGGCATATAGCGTGCTGCACAGTCTTCGATCGCTTGCCATGTGAGGTAATGACAACCGATTGTCGCGTTGCCTTGTGAGTCGATTCCATCAAGGCGATAGCGGCCAATTCTATTGCCAGCCGTCTTTGTTGCCTTGCCATGCAAGCGACACATGCGTGCGGCGTTAAATAGCTTTACTGCAGCATCAAGAGGCACTTTTGCCCCTCTTGACGTTTCAACGGTATCGCCGTGAACCCGGCAAACGGTATCACCCGTGCCGATAGCGTGAACCTCACGGGCATGGAATTTCTGCACGCGTTCTGCATATTCCATATCTTTGAACCGCTGCACGGTTGCGCACGCCTCTTTGTGAATTTCTGCAAAGTATTCTTGCCAGATAGAATCTGCTATCGCGTATGCCGCTTGCAACCGCTCTTGCGTTGCCTTTGTCAAAAAATCACGGTTGCCCGCGTTGATCGAAACCCGCTTGCGACACAATTCCGATTGCACCGACTCGCAAGCGGTGCGAACCCGAATCGCTGCATATTCTTCGTCTTCGTCGTTCTGCAACCGCTCTTGCATAGAACGCAATTCCGCAAGTCGGTTGCGTGCAATCGCCTCTTTGTTTTCGCGGGTGAATTGCTCAAGGTCAAAGGCAACCGCGCCTTGCAACCGTGCCTTGATTGCGTTGCGTTCCGCCTTGATTGCACCCGCAATCGGATTAGAACGCTTGCCCGCAATCTCATGCCATACAAATGCCGCTGCACGCTCATGCCGCGCAATCTCACGTTGCCAGTGATTCCGCATATGTTCGGCACGCGCACGCGACAGCTTTTCACGCGCGTTTTCAATTTCACGTGCCATGCCCTTAACGTAGGAACGTGCCTCACGCGCTATATCTTGCATGGCAACTTGACGCGCCTCTTTGCCAGCCTGTCCCTTGCCATATGCCGCGGCACGCTGTTTGCGCTGCACAAGCTCCGCAACAACGCGCAACGCTGGCAAGTAAACGCAATCAAAATGCCGCAACGCTCTTGCGGCATAGCTTTTATGCTTTGACGTTGTGACGCTATAGCTATCGGCATTTAACAGCATTTTGCCGTTATAGCGCACGGCAAGCGGAAAATGTGTGCCATAGCTGTAAAGCACGTTACCCGAAAAAAACACATTCCCATTGGCGCTGCGGCCATGCTCTTGGGTGCCGCTTGCGAAAACGTGAAACAGCTCTTGGTTGGTGAAAACAGTTTTCATAACAGTGATTCCTTGTTTGACACATTGAAAGGCCAGTCCGAACCGAACCGGCAAGAAAACAGATAAGGCCAGCCCGGCCGGCCATCAATACAAAAACGCGACCTAGGCCAAAAAAACGCGCACCAGGCACGCCAGAAAAAACCCCGGCACAATATGTAGTGGCCCAATGCCCGACATGGCACAAGATGCTGTTGCCGCAGCGCAGCAATGCCATTCTGCGCTGCGGCATTGAGCGTTCTGCGGCGCAGCATTGCGGGCCTACCCCCTCCAGTGGAAAAGCTCACCCCCCTCCAGTGGAAAAGCTCACCCCTCCGATGGAAAAGTTCAGCGGAACCGGGCGGTGCGCAGCGCCTGTCGAAGTTCGCGGCGGAAGTTCTTGGGGAAGGACAGCTTCGCCTGCTTCGTCATATATTCCGTAAATGGAAGACGTTTGTTGTAGCGCGGCATTCGGTCAAGGATCGTGA